CTGGACCTTCTCTGCCTGTTTTTAAATTTTCAATTTCTTTTTCAATTCTTTGTTCATAGTCATTTGCAAATCCATTAAAAAAGTTTGCAGGATCTTGTTCAATTGTGCCAGCTCGAACCATTTTATTGTGATTTGCATGAATTAACTCTTTTAACTTTTTAGCAGGAATACCTGTGGATTCAATCCAACTAAAAACATCTCCGGATTGACTCAAATACTTTTCAGCATCTTGAATAGCATTTTGTACTGCTTGATACTCTCCTGTTGTTAAATTTACTACGCCTGTAAAATCTTTAATATAAGCATCGTCAAACCATACACTTGAGACTTTGTTAAGATCAGATACATCAACATCAAAACTTGCAGACATTTCTTCCAATGATGTTCCAGAGTAACTTGTGTGAAACACTATTCCAATTTCTGCTTGTTGTATATCTTTGGCAATGTTGCTTGATGTTGGCACAGCATACGTAATTGTGTTAGGTTTGAATGCTATGTATGACTCGCCTTTGTAGTTGATTGTTTTAAGGTCATTCTTTGTAAAAAGCAAATCACCTTGTAATACATTTTTGATTCCTAATTTAGATAATTCTGTAAATGCAACTTTTAACTTTTCTCTCAGTCCGCTTTTGTCTTGTACTTCACCTTGCTTTGTAGTATCAGCATGATTTGTATCAATGTCTTTGATGCTTTTATTGAGCTTGGCATCTTTATTAAAAACTGCTTTTGTACCTACAAAAAACTTTCCATCGCTAGGATCTGTTCCACAAAAAATTGCAGGTGATCCATCCCACTTGATAGTGACATTGAATTTTTTAGGACTACTTGATTTGGCTAATTCAGTTAAATTTTTTAAAAAGTCTAAGGCTCGTAATGCACCTGTTTTTCCTTGAAACAGTGCTAGATCTTCAAGATGTGTTAAATGAAGATTGGTGTTTTCGACAAGTAGATCATTAGCTTTCATTGGACTCGTTCAACTTTTTTATACCACGCTCAAACTTTCTAAAATCTTGTGTTTTAATACTGTTTATAAATCTTTTTACTAAGTCGTCTGCTACTGTTTCATCATATGATTCATAAATCATTTTAGTAATGTTAATTGCTGAGGTAATAACATGGTTAGCACGAGTTTCTACAATAGAATTTATGTCTGTACTAGGTACAACTCTGCTAATTTCATCTAGTATTGAACGTGTGTTTTTTTTCATAATCTTGCCTCATTAATATTTATATAAAAAACAAACAGATTTCTATGTGTTTTATTCTGTATCATCGAAAACCTGGCTTTGAGACCTAATTATATCACGTAATCCTTTGCTAAATTCAGTTTTTTCTGCTACTACAGTGTTTGAATTTTTGTTGTCTTGTACTGTTGCTGTTCTCTTTTTTATAGTTGCAAGTGCTGATTCAGAGCTTGGTAATGATTCATATCCTTGGTCATCTTCATCAAGATCTGTAATTCTTAATCTATCAACATCAAATGCTAAATCAATTTTAGATCCTACACCGCCCGAACTTCTTGTTTTAATAAGCTGAATCTGATACCGTCCTCTTTCACGCATGGCTCTGCTTGTAAAAATACCAATTAGATTGTCTGCTGTGTTAATTTTAGATATACCGCCAGCAATATGGCTTTGATCGTATTCTACTTCTTCAATTGCTCCTCTGTTCAGCTGAGATGCAGTTACCAAAACTATCTGTTGCTCCACAGCAAAATTTCTAAGTTCTTCAGATACAAATTTGTCTTTGATAAACATATCTCCAGGAGAAATTTTCTTGTTTAATGGAAACATCAAGTCTAAATAATCTACTAGTACTATGTCCGGCATTACACCTTTCTGAATTGCAAACTCTTTGACATATGTTCTTAAATCATTTGTATTTGACCCAGATGGCATGTATTTGATTTGGAAATTTCCTCCGTGTTTGGTTTTATACATTTTGACAGCAACTTCAACATCATCAATTTTTTTAAAAATTTCATTTGTAGGAACTTCAGTTACCATAGAGTCGACTCTCATTGCACTAAGTTCTTCACTTAATTCGAATGTAAAGTAGATGACATTTAGTCCTTGCTCTATCCAATTGATAGCAAGATTTTGCAAAAACAAACTCTTACCAGCACCAGAACTTCCTGCAAATATGTTAAGTTCTCCTCTATTAAATCCACCATATAACTTTTTGTCTAGCATTTTCCATCCAGTGGATATCTGACCATTGTTATCTTTGAGTTTCATTAGTCTTAATCTTGGATCTTCAAAATAGTCTGTGCCTAGATCTTTAGTTAAACCTATACGCACTGCTTGTTTAATTTTGTCTTCTACAGTACCATATTCGGACTTTTCTAAAAGATCAGCACTTTCAATAATTGCTTTTTCTAATGCTTTGTGTCTACAAAAAGTTTCAAACTCATCTAAAAACCAGTTGCGTTGGTTGTCATCTAAATCAGGTACTGGCTTTAATTCTATTTCACATTTGGCTTTTACTTGATCAACTGTAGGTAATGACTTGTATTGTTCAGCATAGTCAACAAACATTTCTACTGTATCAAAATACTTCTTACTAAAATACTTTGGATCTATAATATTTCTACATCTTACAAACAATTCGCTGTCTGTAATCATAAATTCTAAAAATAATTTTTGTAAATCGTCTGTGTAAACTGTTGCCATACTACTACTATATTATACTGTTATGTTTTTTGCAAGTGGGAAAATTTCTGTTATAACTTTAGCACAAGCATGAGCAATATCCATATGCTCTTTTTGAGTTCCATTTGCTCCACGCAACTCAATATAATGTACCCAACTTCTTAATGTGCCATTCATATATAATCTTGTTTTAGTTAATCCTTCAGGCAATACTACTCGAGCCTGTTCTTTGGCTATGCCATTTTTGATTGCCCATTCATATACTCGCTGTGCGTGAGAAATTATATCTTCTTGTAGGGTTTTCCATTCTGAGATCAGCTCGTGATCAGTTGTTTCAACAGAGTTCTGTCTATTCTTTGTGTCTTGCAATCTTGCTTCTCTAATAACAAACTGATCTCCTATTTCTTTTGGTTCAGCATATCTTTGACTGAATTCTTGAAAACTAAAAGATCGATGGCGAACAATTTGATGAGCAATATCTCTAGTTGTGTTGATTTCTAAACAAACATTGACCATTTCCAAAGGACTCCAGTGTTTGTGTTTGATTAAGTATTTTATTAGTCGTTCACTGGTTTCAGAATTTATCTGATTACTTGGATTACTAACTCTAGCACAGTAGGCAACAAGACCTTGTAGATCACGCAAACTGCTGTCTGCATCAAACATTTCTTTTGATGCCATGCTATAACTTACAAGTTTAACTGTCAATACTTTCTCCTTAGTATGTTGTTATAATTTTATCTGCAATACCATACTTGACTGCTTCTTTGGCACTTAACCAAACATCTTCAGCAGGAAGCAATATTTCTCTAATTTTCTTTTCACTTAAACCAGTACATTTTTTATAATGATCAATCATTCTTGCTGTGCTTAATTCAAATTCTCTAACTCTAGCAAATAATTCGTGTTCTTTACCTGCACTGCCCCAACTGTATTGATGTGACAAGATAGAAGTATTAGGAGTAATGAATCGTCTTCCTTTAGTACCTGCCATAAAAGTTAAGATACCACATGATGCAATCATGCCAAGTCCAATTGTTTTAATAGGTATTGCTGACCCTTTCATTGTGTCAATTAATGCAAATGCAGAATGAACTTGTCCACCCGGAGAGTTAATTACTAGCGTAATTTCCTTTGGTCTTTCTGCTTGAGGTAGTAGATTTTTTTCAATAATAGTATTGATTACTGGTTTGGTTGTTGTACTATCAAAATGATCACTGAAATAAATTAAACCGTTTTCATACATTAATTGGCCAGGTTGAACTGGCGGTTTATTTGGTACTTGTTGTTGTTGTTTTTTCTTGCTATCTAGCATCTTGCACTCCTATTTTCTTATATATTTCTATCTTTGCTTTGTTGCTTATTGCACTGTCTATCACTGACTTTAATGTGTATATTCTACCATAATGTCTAACAGCATCAGCACAGTCTTTGATGTGTGTTTCCCACTCAGGAAAACTTACCATCCAATTATTTTCCAAAGCAACATCAATTAGATTACTTCCAGATTTATCTCTGTCTGGGCAAACTATTACAGTTTTATTAACTGCATTAATTAAATCAATTTGTCCTTGTGTTAACTTATTTCCTAATGAACTTACTGCATCAATGCTTAATGCATCTAGTACTCCTTCAGTAATTATAACATATTTTCTATCTTTATACAAGTTATCAATATTATACAAATAACCTGGCTGGACACTACTATAATATTTTGGTATGTTTTCTAACGTTTCAATTAATCTAGCAGTATATCCTACAATTTTTCCTTCTGCATAAAAAGGTACAATTGCTCTACGATTAATTTTCATATAAGGATCCGGTGACCAATAAAATTTATTGTAGAAATCTAATTCACGATCCATAAGATACTTGTAAACATAAACAGCATCAGCAGGAGGATTATGATCATTTACAATTCTATCTAGCAACTGAGATCCTTTTGGTAAATTCACTTGATTAAAATCTGTAACAGATGTATATGATTTTATAATATCTTGCTCTTGATCTTTGTTTTTCATAGCTTCAAATTGGAGTTCTTTTACTCTTTGTTCTGGAACCCCTATGCCAATTAAAAGATCTTGCATTCGCTTTCCTAGTAATCTACCAGGAGTAAATGATGCTTTATAACCACAATTAAAACAATGATAACTGGCTACGTCACTGAACTTGAATCCTCCACGATTTCTGGTATCATTTCTAGCATGTCCTCTAGTGGTACACATTGGACAATTCACAGTGTGCCAGCCAGAAGGAGTTTTTTTCATCTTTCCAGAAATAGCAGTTACAATAACGGATTGCAAGTTCATAACACATATTATAGTGTGTTAACTGCCAAAAGTCAATTAGAATTTCACTCGATAGCTCATAGCGCCAACACCTTGTGTTTTCAACTTAAACCTATTTTTAAAATTATCATTAATAGTTGCATCATATATTTCTTCAACCACTGCATGAAAGTTTTCTCGGCTGTTTAATGCAAAATCCCAAAGAGCACTATTAAGATTTTTAGTAAGAATTTGAGTTAGATAGAAACTTTCTTCTATGTTTCTATTATTATTATAAATTCCTTCGGCAACTAAAAAATTTCCAAGTTTTGTAACACTTGGCGGAATCACATGTATTTTTGATTTTTCTAAATACTGTAACGGAATAGAGTTGGGCAAATAACCCACTTCATCAAAACAAATTAATGTTTTACATCTAGTTCTTGATAAAAGTTGAACATACTTTAAATCAAAAAACTTATCAGTAACAACAATATCAGCATCATTGGAAAAAGTGAGATTAATATGTTCTTTAGCAAAATCAGAAAAACCCTGATTGTTAAGAATATTGCTATCTATTTTGACAGTGTCTAGTTCGTTTTTTTCTTTGGCAACTAGTATTGCTGTTAACAAACTAGCGTAATCAGCCTCTGGTGGTTGTATATCTTCCATCCATACTGTGGAACTTTGTACAGATTTTTTATATACATCAAAATCAATGTGTGATGCTGGATAAACAGCAGTTAAATTTTTTAAAACTATTTTTCTTAAGAATTCGGTCAATTGTTTTTTTGGTACTGAGCCTCTATCCACATAACTTTCAGCAACTGTTACTAGCCCCATTGGTACAATTTTTCCAGTTAAAATTTGTCTTACTTTTTCAATATCACACAGTCTTTTAATCTTGTCATTGAAATTTTGTGAATTATCATATTCTATAAAACACAATCTACTTAAACACTCAGAAGTATCTTCTCCAATTATTGAAAAAACTCTTTTGTCTAAATGATCTTCTTTTTTGTTCTTTTGAATGAACATTCTAAGATTTTAGTTTCTTAAAAGCATTTTGTCAAATGTTCCAGATGAACTACTTGAATATTTGACTCTAATCCAACGACATGCTGTAGTAAAAAAGAAAGGATTTACTCCGGTTTCACTAGTAAAAACTAATTCATTAGTTCCTTGACCTTTGATTGCAATTGGAAACCAATCATTATCATCAGTACTTGCTGTGTCATCTAAATTACCTTCTAATTGCACATTACCGGTAAAATTAGTTGTGTATATAGCCACTGTGTGATTTCTAGCAGTTAAATTTCTTTCACTTGATCCTGATAGCACATTACTGATTTGATATGTATTTCCTGAATTAGGTAAAAAAGTGTCTGCTATTTTGGTATCTCTAGACTTTGGTAGGCCACTGTATTTTATTTCAACTACACCTTGTATGTCTCCGGCTCTGTCAGTATACGCCGGTGACTGGACCTGATTAGCATCTTGTATATAAGCAGTAAAATTATAATAACCTTCACCAATATTATAAAGTTCTTGTGCTGTAATTTCTACGTATGCTTCTCCTCTTACTGCATCTGACACTGTCATTGTTTTGGCAATAACTGTTTCATTGTTTTCAATATCTGTGATATTAAAATACACAGTGACATTTGACAAATCGTAAGGTATATTGTTGTCGTTGACTAATTTAAAATTAGTCTTGCTATCTAGACCTTTGTATAGTAAAATATTTTTATCGTATAATGGCATACTGTTATTTAACTTCGTTGAGATCGAAAGGTCATAAGTATTACTATAAACATACAATGTATTGGAACTTGACATACTAATATTTATGGATTACGCCGATTTACAAACCAAATTTCCGTTTCTAAGCTGTATCAAATACTCTAACGACGAATATGTGGGTATTTTACAGAATCAAGATCAACATGTAACATCTATATATGTGTACGATTTTATTAAAACTGCTGATTTACGACAAGAATTTTTAGATTTAGGTGATATATGGTGGTGGGAATCTAATAGAACTATACCTATAAACATATTTTTAAACAGAGAACTAATTAAATTCAAAGACTGCTTAAGAACATTTACCACCAAAGATGTTGAAATTGTGTTTGGACCTACTACCAGTTTGAATAATGTTCTTAAAAAACGAATTATTAGAAGAAATATTAGTTTGATTAAAAAAACAACTTAGTTTTTTTGTGCTTGTTCACTTAGCAAATTTAATTGTAAAACAATAGCCATAGCATATCCAACTGCATGACTTTTCTTAAAATAGTAGCCACCATCTGTTGGTTTTTGCCACACTTGAGATTTTCTAGTATTAATATCTGCTGTTAAAAGATGTCGTTTAGCAGGTCTAATAATTGCTAAAACTTCTGCTAATTCAATAATTGATTTTGGTTTTAGTTGACTTACAATATCAAAATGATCGTGTATATGAAATAAGTTTTCAACAACTGGTTCAAGTTCTAATAAGCCCCAATCAGGATCTTTAGAAACCAATTCAACAAGATGTTTTTCATTTTTTACTTCTTCGTATACACTAACATTAAGAATATCTAGTTTAAAATATCCACGCTCTTCGGCTTCTTGATAATCAATACTGCTAGTTTTTGTAAATGGATTAACCGGTATATCTGTGACATATACTCCGGTATTATGTTTTTTAGTTTCATTGTTTTTTATAATACTTGCAGGAATATGTTTAATTAGATTTAACAATGTTGTACGATCTTTAGTATCTATATCAATATCTGTTTTTGCAATATTAATCATTGTTTTTTAAACCTAATCTTTTTTTAACTGCTTTCATATTTTTTTCGTTTATATCAATATGACTTTCTAATCTGTTTTTAAATGCACCAAAATATTGTTCTAGCATGTTTAATCTAGCTTTGGTGTTGTCTAAATCTTGCAACACACCTTCAATTGTGTCTAAATTCATTTTAAATAATTCTTTTTCAACCAATTGTGTCATCATTTCTAATTGTAACCATTGTTTTTTAAGTTCTTTGTTTTTGGTTTTACTGAGTGTCATTGACGTTGCTACTACTTTTAACAAACTGTCAATTGTGTTCATACTCATTATAATCCTGCTTTCTTGGTTAAGTTTAAAACAAATTCAACATCCTCTGGACTTGTTTGAAATCTTTCACTCCATGCTGGTGGTGACACATATTCTTCAATCATGATCATCTGTTCATCATTTAAACTTTCTAACAGTTTTAATCCACCTTTGCTGTTATATAACACCCATGGAGATATTTTACCAGACCTGATCATATGTACTGCTCTTGGAACACTTACTTCTTTGAAAAATGCTGTCCAATCTTTTTGGTTTTCTTCAGACCATTGTTTAATTGACAAAATAGTTCTTTCAACAGCACGATCAACACTTTCTCGAACATTAAATTCTTTGATATACTGTTCATACACTGTATCACTTGACCATTTGTCAATTCTTATTCGTTGTTTTAACAACCATTCAATATAGTCTTCTACACTGGCTATGTATACTCCCATCACATAGTTTGCAAATTTTACGAATGCCAAGTAGTATTTGCTTGTCATAAAATCATCGTAAGTTTTTTCACTTTTCATATTAGTGCTTGTGATACGCCAAAAGTGTTGAAA